CATCATACCGGCCGATGGAGAAATTCCGGCCCCGGTACCATTCCAGAACCTTCGTTTCCCAGTCGAGATTCAGATCGCCTTCGGGTGCCTTATAGCCGTTCATCGTGCCGAGGCCATCCATCCCGAGCATCGGGATTTTAATCTCTTTCCCGCCTTCCCATACAAGGCCGGGGTTGGTGTTTTCCATCCACATCGTGCGAGGCAGGATGTAGAATTTTTCGTCCAGCACGCGGTTGAATACCGCTGCGTAATTGATGGTGTTCGCCATGATATTTCATTCCTTTCTGTTTTTTACCACTGCGCGGAAAGCTGGGATACCAGCTTATCTTCGTCAGTTTCGGGATTCGTGCCCGGATGCCCGGGGGTTTTCGAAAACTGCGGGGTCTTTTTCGGTTCATCCGGGGTTTTCACCGGGGTGAAATACTCTTCGTACTTCTCCTTGATCCCGGAAAGCTGATCCGCGATCGACGGGGCTTTTTCCCCGCGATCCAGCATCCCGAAAACAGTCTCGCGGAACTTCGGCTTTACGCCTGCGAATTCTTCTCCGCCGATCGCACGGAGCATATCGCGTTCCTTCACGATTTCCATATATTCCGGGGTGGTCTTCGGATCGACCGGATCGGGAACCTTGAATCCCGCCTTTGCAGCTTCAACGGCTGCGTTTTTGGCTTCTTCTGCTGCGGTTTTGCTGACATATCCGTCATCCAGCGCACGGCCATAAAGCGCGAATACCTTTTCGGTTTTCTGCTCTTCGGTCAATTCTGCGGATCGGATGATCTTGTCGAGTTCCCCGCGAGTAAAGATTCCAGCCATATTACCCTCCTTTTTGCGGTGCGATAGAGTGATGCACCGAGCGCGTATTTTTACGGCTCGCCAGCCGGAATTGTATGAAAAAAGCGATCCTTCGATCGCTTCATTCATCGGTATTATTTTCCTGCCGGTTTTTATGCCTTTTTAGCGCGGGTTTTCTTCTCCGGGGATTTCCCCTGGGTGGGATCGGGATCGGCCTTCCCGGGCCGGTTCTGGCCGGTCAGGAGCGCGATATCGAGTTCCGATCCGCAGTCAAGGCAGAAAAGATGTTCTTCGCCTTTCCTGCTGGTGGTTTTCAGTCTTTCATGCTTGCAGTCCATCTTGATCCTTCCTTTCTTCACTTGTATTTGATGTGCAGCGGGGTGATCGGGATTTGCTTCACTTTCATATACATAACCCCGTTCTCCTGCTGCCATGAAGTGACCTCGAAATCGGTGGAAGATGAAAAAAGCAACTCCCGCGATGGATTCGGGGTTTCTGCGATCTTCTGAATCGATATCGCGTTTTTCACCGTTTCGTCATTGATAAGGATGACCGCGTTACTCCCGCTATTTATCGAGAATTCTTCCGCGACCTCCATCGATGAAGTCCACGAAAGGCCTGCTCGCCTTGTGACGATCGCTTTCCCGGGCTTGTGCGTATAAATGAATGAATCATACTCCGCCCGGCTTTCAAACGCCAGTCCCCTATATACGGTGCCTTCGCCGGCTTTCAGGGCTTCCGGTGCCCGATCGATAAACCGGCTTATTTCATCGCCCAGATTGTACGCGCCGTAGGAACTTTCGACATATTCTTCGATCTTCCCCGGGGTAAGGCTGCTTCCCTGTCTCTTCGCTTCCTCGATCAGTTCGTCAGGCGTAAGATCATGGGTGCTTTCCCGGATATTCACCGGCGACCTCGAAGCAGCGGGAACCGTTTTCGTTTCCGGCCAACTCGCATTGATCGGCGTTCTTTCCCTTGCGCTTCTTCTGGCCCTTCCGGTCTCATCGCAGAAATTATTGAGTTCCGTCCGGGCGTTCTTGACCCTGATCTTCTGCTTCGCGATTTCATCGGGATCATTCCGCGCCTGTGCCATCATGAGATCACGCTTCGCGTATCGATAATTCCTTTCGAGTGCGCGTTGCTTCTGGGATTCCTCGTATTCCTTCTCCGCCTGATCCGCGGTCTGCTCGACTTCGGCCGGCTTCGAGAATCCCGGTATAAACGGGATCGGATAATGTCCGCAGTTGATCCCGAACAGTCCCGCTGCTTCCCCGAAGGAAGTCTCGCTCTGCGCATAGATGCGGATCGTGTTTCCATCGATATCCGTCGTTTCGCCAGTCCGCCCGGATCGGCTGATTACCTTCCCTTGCCACGGATAACAAAGCGGTCGCGCCCCGTCATGGTAAGAAACCATATAGAGATCATCGCCGTAGTTGTCCATCTGCTCGAAGACTGCGCTTCTGCCGGTATTCGCCAGCGTTGTGCGGATATCCATCGTCACATAGGCTTCCGGCGACCAATGCCGATCCGCATGGTCGACGAAGCCGGTGATCTCGTTCTCTGCCATCTTCCGAACCGCATCCCGAACCGCTTCGTTCAGGGTGGAAACCCCGGCCACAACTTCCCCGGTTTCCGTGTTGAGGATGCCCTGAATCGAATCGAAGCGGGTCGCGATATCTGCGACCGTCTGGCGGTATGCCTGTTGCGTGGATTCCAGCATCACGGTATTGACCAGATTCAATTTATCCGATGACTGCCGATAGTACGCGGAAAAGGCCTGCGTCAAGGCCGGCGCGGTTTCCGGCGGAAGGAATCCCTTCCCGACCAGAAGGCCCTTCTCTGCTGCCTGTCGAAGCGGTTTCTCGACGGGTTTCAGGGATTCCCGGATCGTTTCTTCGAGGATATCCGCGAGTGCCTGATCCGCGCCCTTCATGGATTCGAGGATTATCGCTTCGGTTTCCCGGGTCACCTGACCCATTTCCGCCAGCTTCCGAATCTGGTAGTTCCATGTATCGGTGATCGGTGCTCCTTCCGCGATGAAAGGGAAGTGCTTCGCGAGGTTGATGATAATCCGATCTGTTACGGCTGCGTAAACCTCGCCCATACGCCAGCCCATTTCCTCGATATATCGGGGATTCATTCAGATCACCCCATACCGCCGAAAAGGTTCATCACATTCGCGGTATTCGATTTCCCTTCCGCGCTGATCTGGGAAAGTTCCTTGTCCGCTTCTTCCGGGGTATATCCCAGCGTATCGGTCATGAATTTTTTCTTACTCAGCAGCCCAGCACCGACAAGCGCGATCCCCTGATTAACTTCGGCCTGTTTATCCTGAATGATCGAATCGTCGAAGCAGACAGAAACGGAATATCCGCCGGCGATCATGGACTCGATGGTCTCTCCCTTCCAAGTCAGGCCGTAGCGGGATGCCAGATCGAAGATCGCGTGAACCATCTGTTCGAGCGCATCTTTCAGGATATTTTCGTGTGCTTTCACGGTGGAGAAGGTCTTCGAATTCTCGCTGATTACTTCGGTCGCGGTTTTCAGGCCCTTGACCGCATCAAAGGAAAGCGTCCCGGGATCGAAGCCGATCTGCGCACAAAGGATAGACAGATCGCCATTGATGCCGGTGATATGCTGATCTACCCGCAGATCGACGGAATTATCGACCACTTTCAGGTCTTCGGGATTATCCGTCGCGAGGGCTTCCCAGACCTCGTCATCTGCATCGAAGTATCGCTCGGGCTTTCCGCCATTCACCCCGACCGCGTTCTTCATCGCCCGGGCTGGCGCGATGATCCGCTTCTTACCCAGCACAAACTCCCGCTGCAACGAATCGAACATGATATCCAGCCCGTGAAGGGTATTCAGGGCGGGTGCGTAGATACTCATTCCGATCGGGGAGTTATCATCTGCATAGTTCGCACCGAAAGGCCGGATATACTGGAAAAATGCGTTCTTCACATCTTCCATTGTGGTATCAGGGGAAAGCAGCGGGTAAACCTTATCCAGCGGATACCACCACCCAAGGATATTCTGCGGTTCGGTGCCCTTGATCGGCATCCGGTACAGATCATTCGTCACCCGATAGGTGGTCCCGTCCAGATGATGCCATTCCACGACGGTATAATAATATCCGTCCCGGGCTTCCCGGCTGATGAATATCCCGGCGTTCACTCTGGAATTATCCCACGCGGTCGGCACGAACTGGGATGCCATTGTATACCCGATCCGCACTTTTCCTTCGCCGATATCATTCCCGTTTTCATCCTTCGGGATTTCGACCCATTCTTTCAGGGCTGCACCGCCGAGCGCGAAGGCCTTTTCCAGCAGATCGCCGAAGGAAGTCCCGAATCGATTGTCCTTCAATACGAATTGCAGGAAATCGTTCAGCGGGTCATCTTCTGGCGCGGAATTCATGCTCGCGGTGATGGAGCAGCGTTCGTTCCATACATACCGCGCCATCTGTGCGCAGGCCATCTTCCCGGCGTTCATGGTCGCCAGTGTCCGCGTCTTGCCTTTCGGATCGCGGATGGTTTTCAGCGGTACCTCATGCCACGCCTTATAGTATCCCTTGTAAATGGCCTGCCAGATGAATATATAGAGGGTGTAGAATTCCCGGAAAGCCGGCACGCCTTCCAGTTCAAAAACATCCTTCCGAAAAACATCCATTCCTTCCGCCATCCTATTCACCCGATTCTTGAAAAAATCTCTGATTCCCATTTCATCAACTCCATAGACCGTACGCTTTAAGGAAATGGTTCGATCCGTAGCGCACAGAATCCATTACGTGATTGTAAGCGTCGATCGGCTCGCCGGAATCATTCACGCAGTAAAGGCCGGCTTCCTTCACGAAGGGTTCCGATCCGTATCGTTCATCCTCGACAATAAAGAACTTCCCGTCATTGATCGCGGATTGCAGCATTTCCACGCCGACTTTCAGGCCCTTCGATGATCCCTTGATATCATGCCCGTTATTATCGGCTCCGCTGGTCATGATCCCGTATTTTTCGATTTCCAGCCGTAAGGCCTTACAAGCCGGATCGATATATACATCCGATTCGCGCATCCGGTATTTACTCCGCATATACGGCAGAAATTCGCCGCAGATATGCTTCGCCTGATCGGACATCGCCATCTGTCCGCCATCATAGTACCAGTCCCCGACCATATAAAGCCGGTAATCCTTTTCCCCGAAATAGGGATCGCCGAAGAAGCCGGCGATGAAAAAGGCGATCGAGGTCGCGTCCGTCGTTCCGCCATCGCCAGCGACGAAGGCTTCGACCGGATGGAAATCGTCCGGGATGCGGTTCAGGATATGCCGTTCCGGGCTGAACATCCAATAAATAACCCCTTCCGGGATCACCCGTTCGCCCTTCCAGTCGCGCTTGTAGAGGAAAGGCGACTTCTTGCAGGCTGCTTCGATCTCCGCCAGTCTTTCCGGGGTCAGGATCGGGTTATCCGCGCAAGTCCAATGTGAGAACCGGCAGTCCTGAACGTTCAGAACATTCTTGATGCAGGGATCAGCAGGCGAGGGCGGGTTAAGGTCGGCAATGTGCCAGCGGTCCCGTGCTGCGTAAGTCCGGCGAAGGCACTCCTGAACCATCGAATCATGCAGAAGATTGATCTCGCAGAAATAGACCGATCCGAGCGACATACCGGTTATCGCCTTGTATGAATCAGCCTTTCCGCCGCCCTTCCAGTAGACCTTTTTGTCCCCGGTCGGAAGATGGACCAGAAGATGCGCTCCTGAATCATCATGCGATGTGCGGCAGTGACCGGCGAAGATATGCATCAGGCCCATTCCATCCCCGTCCATTATCAGGCGGTATGCCTGTTCCGCGGAGTAAGCAGTCACCAGATGGTTATTGTCCCGGGAAGTCAGCAGATGCCGCGCAAAGCGCATCGTCCCGGCGGTTGTCTTTCCGCTTCTGGGAGTCCCTTCCAGCCAGTCGATGGTTCGATCGAAAGGCTGCATTATCAGATCGGTCTGTTTTCTGCTCCACTCGATCATGATCTGGCCTGCCTTTCGAGTTCGATCAGGGAAAGCAGAAGATCGTTCGCGGCTTCTGGAACGGTTTCGATCTTATCCCGCCATCTTCCCGGCCGGCGATTCTTCAACCAGAAGATTTGTGCGGCGACTTCTCCGGGCTGGTGCCTTGTGATCTTCCGAACGTGCTTCTTCTGGCGGATGATCTGCTGACCGTCTGGTCCTTTCCCGGCTGGGATTTCTTCGATCTCGGTGATTACTTCTTCGTAATCGTATCCGAGTGCCCTTTTCAGCAGCGCGTTTTCGACCTCGATATCGACGGGTGCCTTTCCTTTTTTTATGGCATCCGATAACTCGGGGTATTTATTCTGCCATTCATAGTAGGTCGAAAGGCTGATTCCCATTTTCGAAGCGATCTGCTCGTCGGTAAGGCCATCACGAGCGAAGCCCTGAACCGCGGTCAACCCGTCCGGGCTTATCCAGTCCGCGAACTTGCCTTTTCTACCAATCGTAATCACCCCCGTAAGGGATTGATCTTCCTCCCGAGATAAGCGAAGGGTGTATCGCATACGGCAGCGACCACTTCGATGATGCTTGTCGCGATCGCGATCTCGAAGCATTGTTCAGCGGAATATACCCCGAGGAAGGCGAGGAAGATGAATCCGAAGTTTTCAAGGCAGTTGCAGAGAATGGTCGCGGTATTATTCCGCAGCCATAACCACTTACCGCCGGTGATCTTTTTCAGCCGATCGAAGATCGAAATATCCGCCAGATTCGCGATCAGGTACATCACGATCGAGGAAGCGGTGATCCGCAGATTCAGGCCGAAAAGTATCTGCATCGAAGGATCAGCGTAATCGTACTCTACGGGGGTATATAGAAGCGCGATC